TACTATTGCACGAGGTCAAGGGGTGTGTGGTTGGATAACGTTGGGCGGGGGGTATTCTTAGGGGCGTTTCGGGTAAAATAAATGATTTTTTGGTAGATTTTTGGAAATTATTTTTACACCTCACTTGGCATGTCAAATTACTTGCTTTATTACTCCTTGCGTGATACAATAGAGCTATGATACTATATAAAGGAACGATAAGACTATGAACAAACAAGTTTATATTTCAGTACGAGTCGACCGAGCAACAAAGGATAGACTTGAAACAATCAGTGAAGTATTAGGAGTAACCAAGAGTGAAGCAGTACGCAAGGCAATCCTATATTACTTTGAGAATGCAGAAGAGGATTAACACATGACAATCGATAACATCATTGGCTTATTACAGACAGCGGTTGGCGTATCATTGGCTATTGGCTTAGGGTATACGGTTAGCAATTGGTTTAAGACATTGGCCACTTCCGCTAAGAATGCACGTGTCAAGTTTGCATTAACCACAGCCAGTCAAGTAGTTCTAAAGGCGCAAGAGTTTATCGCTAATGGTTCAGTACAACAATCAGACGCCGTATCAAACTTCTTAAAGCGTATTAAAGATAATGGATATGAGAAGTATTTCACAGAAGAGCAAGCATTGGCATATGTTAAACAAGCCTATGCGACTAATAAAGCAAACGGTTCATTGGGAGCAGTTAAACCTATTGTGTCAGATGATTCATTAAAAGAAGCCGAAGCCGTTGTGACTCCTACGAACCAAACAGGTTTTGTTACAACCACCGAAGTACCGGCACAATAAGGAGGTAAGTATGGCATATACAATTAAACAAGACATAGTAGTTCCATATATGTACGTCTACAATGCCAGCAAACTACAACCGGGATTTCCACAAGTACATCTCCACTCAACCGGTAATCCAAACTCATCTGTACAGAATGAACGAGATTATCTGGCGAGTCATTACACATCAGCTAACTACACACATCTAGTAGGTATTACGAATGGCCAAGTTGATATTCGACAAGTGATGAACACGAATGGTGGTGCATGGGACGTCGGTGGTGATTGGAACTGGTTAACATATGCGGCGATTGAGTTTGTTGAGGGTTCTATCAAATCACAAGCAGACTTTGATAAAGCATATTCTGCTTATATTTGGTTGGCTCGTTACTTGGCTAAACAGGCGGGCATAGTTTATACGATTGACAACTTGAATGATGAGGGAATTAAAACCCATAATTATGCAAGCCTAACAGGTCATGGTTCAGACCACGTAGATCCAATTCAATTCTTAGCTAATTGGGGTATCAGTCGTAACCAGTTATATAAGGATATTATTTCAGGTATTGATGAGCCAAAAGAAACTCAACCAAGCACAACAAATAAAAAGGCGGTATTAAAAGACATGTTATTATTCAAATCAGATGTAGACACAAACTTCGGTAGCAAGAACAATGTATACTTGGCAGATAATGGGGTTGTTATTCGGATTGATAGCACGTCAACATTGTCCGAACTTCAAAAAGACGGTGTTCCCTATACCACTATGACTAGAAAGAATACAGAGAGTATTATCAACGCACTAGGTGGACTTAAATAAATATTTAAAAGCTGATTTAATAAATTGGCTTTTTTATTTTGCAAAAAAGTGTTGACAATCAATATATGACGCGTTACACTTAATGCATAAGTTAAAGGAGGTCACAAAAGATGACAAAATATATAGCTTACATGGTAGAACTTGACGGCGTGACTTATTATGTTGATAGTATTGATATGCAACTAACCGCTAGTAATTTCACATTAACACGCCAATACACAGGCAATCATTATGATCCAGCATATCTCAAACGCCAAGCTTCGTTTAAGGTTAAACGATTGATATTTGGCAGATTAAGCAAGACATTTAAAAGCGTTAAAGTGTTTGCGATTAGAGACGATGATACAAAGGAGCAATTATAATGCTATATGAACAAAACTTACCACTAACAAGAGTATACAATGAAAAACAAGCTAAGCAAAAACAGAGATTTGATGAGTCATTTGGCAGATTGAGACAAAAACAGAAATCTACGATTGACAAACGTTTATTAAGAATACTCGAATATATCAATCACACAAACGAAAAGGATATTCAAGTTATCGCTTATCACATTGGCATATCATTGTCAACCATTAGAGCAGATATGAAGCGATTACATTTAGAAATTGAAAGGGGTAAATTGGTATGAGTAAAGTTAGACGTGAGAGACATAAAAATTTAGTTTTTTGGCGTCAAATAGGGAAAACCCTTAATAAAGTTGAAACCCACCATAATATACCAAGATGGAGACAGCGGGAAAAGGCAGAAGACGAGAGGATTTTCAAAAAATGAGCAAAACAGACCGTATATTATCCCTCATCACCGAACTACAAACAGGAAAATACGTACTAGTCAAGGAGCATAGGGATAAATACCAATTAAGTGAAAGCACAGCCCAGCGAGACTTTAGATATGCCATTGATTATTTAAATAAACTTGGCGGGTCAGTTAAGATGGGTCGGGATACGGATAAGAATGTTAGATATTGGAGTGAGTGATGAAAACATTAAATGTATACAGCTACGACATCAAAGGTAGATCGCCAAAGTTTAGAGAGTTAGAGCTTTGGGAGATTGAGCGAGATAACCTTGGCTTGTTAGGTATTCAAGATACTTTCAAATCTGATTTTGATTATGTTAGTCCAGATTGTATTTTGGATTATTTGTATAATCAACAAGGAACTTTCATGGGTAATATTTGGACATACACCCTTGATGAAATAAAAGAACTTTTAAATAATGCTTGATAATCAAAATATGACGTGTTACAATTAATTCATAAGTTAAAGGAGATAACACATTGTGGACTTAGTAGATAAAAAAGTATTTGTAATAGCTACCCGCAAATCAAATAACGACTCGTGGGAAACTTCTGGAGCAACGTACGGCAACTTAGTAGATGTAAACGCAACAGCAGATGGATTATCTAAAGCATTTACAGGAGAAGTTAAAGTGTTTGTATTTGACAGAGCACGTGAGATTATAAATGTAGAAATGGATTATAAGGAGCCAGATAGATGAATAATAAATTAACCGAAGACAGTAACTTATTAGTATCAGATCCAATATATAAGCCAAGTCATTACCAACTAGAAGACGGTACACAAGTAAAAGACCACATTACAAGTTTAACGGCTCACATGTCGGGAGTAAGAGCGTGGGCAACTGGTAACGCAATCAAATACTTGGCTCGTGCTGGTCGTAAAGATGACATGGTTAAGGACTTGAAAAAAGCACAAGAAAATATACAGATTATTATTGATAATATTGAAAAGGAAAATAACTAATGAAAATTACAGTAAAAAATAACTATGGTAAAGTAAAGCGAGTTAAAATCGGTCTATCGTGGACATTCTTATTCTTTGGCTTCTTCGTCCCACTATTCCGAGGTGATATGAAAAACTTTATGCTTGGATTAGCTATTGATATTTTAGGCGGTCTGGTAAGTATTGGTATCATTACGCTGGTATATCACATTTATATGTTTATCAAGTACAACGATGACTATTTGCAAGAATTATATCGACAAGGCTATCACGGACAAGAAAAAGGAGACTTTTAATGACAAATTACAACGTTACAATTAAAGAAATTACGAGTACAACCGCAGGACAAGGCTTCACAATCGGTCAGGGTGGGGTTATATCTATCGAATTCAATCCCACATTAGCCAGTAGTATCCAAAGTCAATTACCAGCCGGCGATTTTTACCTAATTAAGTTCACAGATGAAAATAAATTCATGTATGTCCCTAGCGCTCGATTTAAGGCTACCTTTAATACTTCTGTTATAGTTGAACCAGAACCAATTGAAAGTCCCTTAAACATCCAATCAGAGACATCTAGCTCTATTAACGACTCAACAAGCCACAGTGAATTAAGTAAGTCAGAAAGTCAATCCGAAGTTCCAACTGATAGTCAAAGTGAAACTAGTGAGTCAATGTCTAGCTTATCAACAAGTGATAGTACAAGTGAACAACCAACCTTAGATTTCGGAGATAAAAATCATGGATAATCAACTACTAGCAAAAATTATTTTGTTCTTCTTACTAGTTGCTATTATTGCCTTACCTATTTGGCTATTCACACTGTTTGGTAGCATTGTATTCTCTATCTTAGTGTTTGCCGTTGAAATGGTTGTATCATTAGGTATTGTATTAGGATATAACAATTAGTCCTGTGAAAGGGGCTTTTTTTATTGCGTATTTTATGATATAATATTAGTACACAAAATAAGCGAATGGAAACGTAATAATGGCATGGGCTATGGATATAATCGTAACAACACTTCACAATTCACACATTTTTGTCGCAATTATATATGCCAGTTTTATTGATCTATTTTTAGGTATTATTAAAGCGGTTGTATCTAAGTCATTAAATTCTACTATTAGCGCTTATGGCTTATTAAAACATTGTTTACTTATTTTAATCCCACCACTAACAGTACCAATATTTTTTGCATTGGGATATGGCGACTATTGGAGCGTATTTGAAACCCTTGTATTATTTACACAAGCACTTAGTTTGGCAGAGAATTGGATCGCATTAGGATTACCTTTCCCAGAAGCAATAGCCAAGTATTTAGATAACGAGAAAAAAGAACTAGTTAAACAATCAGACGAACCAAAGAAATAGGTTGTTTTTTTTTATTTAGTGTGATACAATGGTTATACAAACTTAATTAAAAGGACGAACCAACATGAAATTTACTTACACAGAACACTTGGGATTTGATGAAAATAACCAACCAATTACAAATGATTACAAGTTTTTACGGACAATCAATACCGAGAAAATCTTTAAAGATGAAACGGGTGATGAATTTAACGCCCAATTAGGTGAGGTTGTAAGTAGATTGGCTAGTTTTGAACAAGACCCCACAGACCCTCAAAAAGCCAGTGAAATTACTTCTTTACAGTTTATTGAGACCCGCCATGATGTTTTGAAATTCTTGTATGCCCAGACAGTTGATGGCGTATTAGTACAAAACGAAGATACACGCAAAGAATATGAAGAATTAGACTTGCCAGAGGGTGTATTGTTTAATCAATTTCTTGCTAAGCTCACAGGTCAAAAGTAAACATAAGAGTGATGGAGGTGGAGATAAGTATTACTTAATTTATAGGATAATAGCCTTTCTCATGCACCTTAATCAACCACTAAGCGAGATACTAACACTTGACATTAGTGAAGCAAGTGAGATTATCCGCCAATACAATAAATTAACAGCTAGTAAATCAAAATCAAGTAAACCAAAGGGTCTACCCAAGATTGATTATAGCCAACAAAAAAAGCCAAATGATTGATTTCATAAGGCTTTTTATTATTAACTTGGTACACCCGCATTCCACACTGGATCGCCCATTGGGATATAAGTACCCGCCATCAACGAACCAACCGTGTTACCAGAACCACGAGCGATAATGTTACCACCAATATCAAACTGAATAATTGAAGCACCAGTTGATAAGAAAACATTATTGATTGGTTTGAAAACGTCAGGCAGTACCGTCTTACCCTTTTCTTTACTGATGAAATACGCATCGCTAAGGGTATGGACTACCGCGCTTGTACTAACATCAACTAATTTTCCAAACCGCTTGAAATAGAAATTTACGGCATAAGAATTATAATTTAGTTCAATATAGTAAGCAGAAATATTAATTAAAACCCATTGAGTATTAGAACTAGACGGGAATGTTGTATCACTAACATGCGTTTGAACCGCTTTAAATATTGGGTTAGTTAATTTACCTGTTGTATCTGTACCTAATCTGTTAAATGTAACTAAGTCGCCAATTGAGTATTGAGTGTTGGGTTGCCAAGTTCTTACTGTGCTACCATTCATTTCAGGAGCAACAACAACCGATGTCGTACCTGTCAGTTTAAATAATGGGATATTCGCTTTACTATCACCTATTACTAAGTTACCAGATGGACTATTAAAGAAACCAACGGTATATTGGTTATTTGTTACCGTATCACCATCAACATTTGATTTTGTGAGATCTACCATTAACCCTAAATATTGTGTCCCCATCGTAGTGCTTGGCGTATATGTCTTTGTGGAAGTTAATTCAAATAATCTCCCCTGAACTAATGCTTTACCCGCCGTCACTTGAACGGAACCTTTAATTAGAGATGGGATTAATCCTGTGATAATTCGGTTACCAATCCCGCTAAAAACGGCTCCGTCAGCACTTGGTGATACATTCATAAAGTCAGCTTGGTATACTAATTCTGTCCTTGCTAATGTCATATTATTACCTTTCTTAAATCAAGTCTTGTAATTTGTATAAGTAAAATTCAAACGGTATAGATGTGCCTGTACCACTTGCTACAGAAACAGTCACAGTATTGGAGTTTAATATGGTTTGAATGGTACTATATACAGAGAGTAAGTTATCCCAATACTTTGAGGCTGGGAAACCTTTATTTAGTAGCGTAAATCTATCAAAGTTATCTAGCGAGTAGCCAATCATATCACTTGAAATTTGAAGGGGCACGTTCGTTTGGCTCGTTGTTAGAGTAGCAGACAACCCATTTGGAGCCGTTAAAGTCACATTTACGGGAGTTGTTTGTGATGGGATATTGATTATAAAACCATTATATCCATCAGTTTTAACCTCGTCTGTGATTATTTGGTAACCATATTTATAGTTGTATTGATAAGTGTATTTTTTAGTCCCACCATTATAAGGATAAACAGTTGCGCTTGTACGCTGAACTGATGATTGCCACCTACCGGCCAATTCCAATGTTAGTTCGGCTTGTACACCATTTACATAATGGTTTTCTACAAAGTCAATCGTTTTAATCTTGGCTTGTTTACTGAATATCAAATCTTGATTATTGGTATTTGCCACAGAAATTTGGTTAATTGAGTTTTGATTTTTAGCTATCCATTGCGCACGAGCTTGTCTACCATTATCATAATCAGACATAAAAGTCAATACCAACTTAACATCATAAGACGAATACATAAGTGAGATATTAGTTACTGATGTAAAAATAGAGTTTTCGCTTGGGTTTAAACTATCAAAACCCGACATGTCCAAATACTCAGATCCGACAGTACTTGGGTCACTAGAGTATATTGTTCCCTCGTTATTTTTTAAGTAAATTGTTCTAGTATCTGACATCTCTAGTCTCCAAATGTAATATCATCATTATCCCCAACAATAGCCTGATTAGTCGTGAAATTTATCTCTCTCAATTGGCTCGTCACAATATTATCCTCTAAATTAGCCAGTCTGATGTATTGACCAATGAAAGGACTATCATTCTGACCAATAAATAAGGGAGAACCATCTAATCTCATAACCATTTGAGACCTGATAGCATAAATACTCGTTTTTAATAGGCTGGTCGCACTCTCCGCCAATTCAGACAGGGTATTGTTCTGAAGACTTGCATAAGCCACACGAGGGGTTGCTCCAATATTAATGATTCCGTTCGTAGGCACTTGGCTTGTTACAACATTGAAGTTTTCATCTAAGTAGGCATAATACCCAAACATAGAGCCATCTTCCAAATAGCCAAATACCATTGATGTCTCACTATCTGCGTTTCGTGATTGTTGAACATACTCCAAAACGTTTGTGGTTTTTAAATCAATAAAATAGTTGGGATTATCAGTGTTATTCTTAGCTGAACCAGTAACTACCACTCGAGGACTTGTTTCACCAATATAATAAGTAAATTGTATATTCCACGCACCATGTAATCGAGCAATAAAATTCTTAAATATAGTATCAATCGTACTTTCTGTATTATCCGAGTAGTTAGATGTTTTGGTAATATCCGAAGTGATCGTCATAGAACCATTGTTTTTTAAATATGGGTTGTTACCAGTCAAAAAGTTCCATACACTCATAATAGCATTAGCCAAGTTAACCTGTGGCAAGTAAGAACCTTTTGGTATATACACGTTTTCACTTAAATTCATAATAGGAGCAAAGCGATAGGTTTCATCGTTAATCTTACTCAAAAACATAATCCCAATTGCTTCGTTGGCTGGTCGTGAATAATTAGCGCTAATTACATATCCATTTTCCATATTGGTTGCGTCCATTATAATATCGTTTTGTCGAGGATAGTAGCCAAGTTGGTTGGGTTCTGTTAAAAAGACGACATCAATAAAACGTGTGCCATCTAACTTTAGAACGTCATTTTTTATTAAGACATTCATTGTGTAATATTCCCATGTAGCGTCTGTTGAACGTTGCATGATTGTAACAGCTTTTCCAGTCTTTTTCATACTACGATTATATCACATTTTAGACAATAAAAAAAGCACCTTTTTAATTAGTGCTTAATCCAACTCTACGCAATTCACGTTTAATTTGAGGAACAACCGAGTCAGGGTTTGCGCCATTGACATTAATCGTAACTTGATTAGATGTGGTGGATGTAGATGTTCCAGCAGTAGCCAATGATCCACCAGCCAATCCGATACTTGGTAATGATATGTTACTCATTGAGCCAGTCAATTGGTCTTTTAATTTTTGTGCGTGACTACTAATAAATCCATCTTGGCTTGTCATACCTACGGCAATACCTTGAGGGATAAACTTACCGACCATATCTCTCATCACACGACTTGGCGAATGAATACCTAACAGAGAACGCATTTTCTTAGGGATCATATCTGTAAGAGCACCAATGGCCGATGTAACCGCTCCCCAAGCACCTCTAATACCTTGTGCGATACCATTGACAATATTAGCACCAATGTCAGTAACATTACCAATAGCTCGACTGATAGCACCGAACACACCAGAGAAGTGACTAGCAATTCTACCAGCTACTCCAGAAACAGCACCGATAATACCAGAGACCATACGCCCAGCAAATCCAATAATACTACTGAATGTATTGGCTATTCCACGACCGACACCACCTAAGCCAGAACCCATAATTCTAAATCCGTTAGCAATATCATTAAATACACCAGATAATGAGCCAAATAATCGTGAACCAAAACCAATTATTCCGCCAAATACACTACTGACTACTCTGCCAACAACTCCTAATACACCATTAAACCCAGCAAATTGTCCCATCAATTGACCAATAAAACCAGCCACAGTGACAAATATAGGAGCCAAGGCTTGAATAACAGACCCAACAAATTGAATTACAGGCGTCAATACCCTAGCTACACCAGCCAAAACATTAAATGCGGTGGTTAATGCTCCCATCACACCCGATACAAACCCACCTAAGAATGCCCCTAATATTTGGAACACAGGCATAAGGCTTGAAGCTATCACATTAACAATTGGCTGTATAGCATTCCACAAGTTAACGAAAGCATTTAATAGTGGCTGTATAGCGGGAGTTACATAACCCAAGAATGTTTGGAACCCAGATTGTAACGCTGGTAATATGGCTTGTGCTAAGTTAGTCAAAGCGCTAAAGTCCATAGTTCCCAATACGCCACTAATAGTCGTTGAAATAGTAGCGAACAATGTTTGAATCTGATTGCCACTACCGACTAAGCTACTAATAACCCCTGATAGTCCAGAAAATGCTTGCGGGATCGCTTGGCCAATTGCTCCAAATGTCTGTTCTACCACTGTTCCTAATTGGCTAATGATACTACCAATTCCAGTTATTTTTCCCAATGGCGTAGTAATATCTAATGACTTAATACCATTGTTAACCGCCGTTATCATATCAGCAACACCACGAGTCACGGCAGTTTTTGCATTAGCCATAGATGTTCCAATACCGCTCGTACTATCTTGAGCAATTTTAGAAAGTGAAGCAATACCCCCACCACCATTTTTATCAAGGTTAACAAGTGCGTCATTAAATTGAGATACAGAAATTGAACCGTCAGATAAGCCAGATTTAAGGGCTCCTGTGGTAATGCCCATTTGTTTAGCCATAGCATTCAATGTGGGACCCAAACCACTATCAATCATAGAGTTCCATGTTTCAGCGTCAATCTTACCATTAGAGAACGCTTGACTTAATTGGGTAATTGAGTTAGTAACCTGTTCAGTTGTTCCACCAAAACCTAAGATACCATCATTTAATGCTTTGAATACACTAACTGACTGTGGCATATTACCGTTAAGTGAAGATGTTAACAATTGTACACCAGAAACAGCGCTATCAAGAGATGTTGGCAATCCGTTAATGGCGTTTTTCAGGTTATTCATTTGAGTATTAACAACACTAGTCTTAACTCCCATGTTTTGAAAGTTACGTGTGGCATTGGTCAGAGTATCAATACGAGTGATAGCGCCTTGAACATTATTTGTAAGTAATGAAAATGCTTTACCAACAACCGTAGCACCAATTGAACCAATAAAAGAACCCATCGCAACAGTACCAACACCGAGCTTTTGAGTTAAACTGCTGGTCGATTTGCTTGCTTGATCTAATCCGCCAGTCTTTGCACTTGCCAATTCTGATTTTAATTTAACCGCTTGACTTTCGGTAAGTTCGATATCTCGAGTAAGTTTTTGAGCCTTAACACTGTTGACATCAAATCCCTTACTAGCTTGCATACTTGCCAATTGGCTTTTTAAGGACTTACTTTTGTTTTGTGTGGCTGTTAATTGTTTCTCTAAAACACTAATATTTTTAGTTAAAATACTAGTATCGCCCGTTAATTTGAATGCGCTATTTAAGTTACGTGATTGATTGGCCAATGAACGAATATCGCCATTGATTTGCGCAATTGATTTCGTAACAGACCCAACATCTGCCCCAATCTTCAATAAATATGATGAACTAGTAGCCATTTAAAAGCTCCTTTTGATGGATTACCCAGCTAGTGAGTAAAAAAACGTCTTAGAATGCCGTACAGACACTCCTTTATTCTACTTATTATATCATATTTTAGGCAATATAAAAAGCCCTAAACAAATAAATGTCAAGGACTCAATGACTGTTATCCGCCTATAATACCCTTAAAATCAGCGGGCTTTAAAATCTTAGTTTTGTATGTGTCAAATACTGAGGCATTTTTGGTCGTTCTAGTGACAATGAATTGCTTAACAATACCCTCACCAAAATCAAAACCATCAACGTTCAAAGTACGAGAATAAACCTTAGGGTTGATTTCATCTTCGTCTTCATCGTCACTTTCCGTATAGGCACCAGAGGTTACACCATAATAGACTTCTAGTTTCTTAGTAACTGTTCCCTTATCGTCTTGCACGTCCAAAATTCGTTGAACAGAAAACTTAGGATACTTTCCGTTATCAGTAAAGCCTGTTCCACTATCCAAATAACCCATTTGCTTCATTTCATCTGGCGTATATTGTAAGTTGTCTTGGTCGATAGTCAGTGTCTTAGCATTTAACAGAGTCATGTGTGTTTGAGAGTCTGCATAAATCTTTTTACTATCTTGATCTACAGATGGACTAAACTTTTGTACACCAGTTGAATAGCTAACTGCTCCGCTACCATCACCACTTAAACCATAAGTGACCTCTTGCGTACCATGTGTAATTTGTCGCGTATCGTATGCCATATTTTTGTTATCCTCACGTGAGTTTTATATCTTATATGTATTATATCATATCATTTAACCGATGTCAAAAATGATTTTCCTAATTGGGTTCGATACCGATTGAAAAAGCCAGCGTGGACTCCCCGCTTATTTTGAACGTTGACAATTTCCATAAAGGCTGTTCCCTCTCTTCGATAATCATGAGTGGGGTAAACAACCGAGTAATATTTTCCATGTTTAACCGATACGCCACTAACCATTTGGCCAGTTCTACCTTTCGGAGCCATACCATGCCATACACCCAAAGCCGAGTTAGATTGTGAAGAGGCTTGTTGTGCTGTTTTATCTCGCTTTTCTAACACTTTAGCGATTGCAAATTTCTTGGTACCGTTCGCAATATCAACTATTGAATTAACTCTCTTAACCATTAGAGAACCACCACATCTTTTGTATACTGGACTAACGTATTAAGGTTTTCATCAATCGCAATTTCAGAGACTTGTGTATACCCTAAATCCGCCAACTCTTCTGAATTATCTACTGTGGCATATACATTTAAAGTAACTCGCCAATAATGAGGTCTTTTGTCTGCTGTTCCTTTGGTAGTGAGATAATTTATGATCGCTGATGTGTTATCAATTGTATTTAAATCCGCTTTCTGACCATACCAACTAACACTAGTAAATTTGTCAGATAGTTCGGTTTGATATTTGCTTAACTTATTTTTAAAATCAGCCATTAGCGATTACCACCCGATCCAATTTCTAATTTAATACTATTTATACCACTCTCTTGTTTGTTGAGAATAATATAGCTTTTTCCCTTAATTGTAACGACATCAAATTCTCCAAAAGTATCAACATTACCATGAATGATCAGATTATATGCCAGTCGCTTATTAGTATTGATATGATACCAGTTTTTAGCGACAATTCTTGGTTGTTCTAATCTGCCATTAACGGTCTTGGTTAGTTCCGTATTCCCCAGCTTATTGAATAATTTGGCACTTACAATTCTCATTCTTGCCACCACCTGAAGTATTCTTCTAAGTCTGACATTTTAGAGTCGTGATATTGCCAAAGGGCGGGAGTTAGAGCATCACCAAAAATACCGATATAAATAACCTCCTTGGCATATTCATATAAGTTCTTATTCGTTGTGTCAATCGTAAGCGTTGGGTTTAATCGTTGTGCTCTATTGATAGCGGAATTTTCTAACTCCTCAATAGTCCCAGACCAATCAGAATATGTGTCATCATCAACGTTTAAATATTTTTGATAATCAAAAGTAGTCATAATAGTCGGTTTCCTTTCCCTAAATTATAACATAAAAAAAAGACTATTTCTAGTCTTAAATTTGATTGCAAATACTATGCTGTAACAGATGCTGACAATGCACGGTTAGCGGCCAACAATGAACCAGCTACATAAGCACGACTTTCAACATATTGTGCGTTTTGTTGGATTACGAATGAGCCAAGTGTTTCAACCCCTGAACCTTGGAAACCAATTAGGTATGAATTAATATCAACAATGACATAAGGGATTTCAACTTTAAGCCCTTCGGCGTCTAATACATCAGTGGGAACCATTGCTTTAGCACCGAATGTGGTTTGCCCTAACAAGATAGCAGCACTCACAGCACCATCACCGCTTGCCAACTTGGCATTAGCTGCGTTTGATAGGAAGATAACCTTTTGAGAACCCTTAACCTTAGCAAAGTCAGAGATGATAGCTTGTCGTAAGTCATCACCAGTATATGTTTTTGGCAATTTTGTACCAGTCACTGTCAATTTGTCACCAACGATTGGATAAACCGCTGTAAATGGTGTTCCATCTTCGTTAACAACCCCACCACGTAAAATGGCTTGTCCCAAACGTTCGATAACATATGCCGGTAATTCACGCATAAGCCAATCAACCAAAGCGCCACCCTTTAAGAATGTCATGTGGTCGAGACGTTGCAACTTGTAAATAGCCATAGGAACCAAGTTACGAATTTCGAATTTAGTCTGTTGGACAGTCTTATCTGCCAAACGCTTATGACCCAAAGCTCCAACGGTGTTCTTAGGTTCGATTACAATTGAACCGGCTTCGATATTAAATACAGGCTTGAATTGAGAAAATACAACATCTTCTTCAACCGCTGTTTCAATAGCTGAGATAATTTTAAGCGGTACCAAGTCGGCTTCGTTAACGTCTTGTGTAATTACGCCAGCGTTATCCAACTTTTCGAGCCATTGCTTTTGAAAGTCTTTTCCGTTATTACCCGCTCCAAATGCCAAAGTAGCATAATCAGAAACGGCTTTATTACTCTTCAAATATGATTGTAATTCCATTATAATATTTTCCTCACGTGAGTTTTCTAGATTAGTGTTAGTATACCACAATAATTATTATTTGTCAAACTTTTTCAAGATTTTGCCTAGTCGTAGTGCTTGCATGTTATCTGATACACTCAACTTTTTAACAAAACTAACCAACTCATCTACGGACTCTGTTGCGTTGTCAGGTTGTGAGTCATCTGGATTGTCTGGATTATCTTTTGGTTCTTGTGACTTGATGAAATCAGCCAAGTCCTTTTTTACGTCAGAAATTGCGACTAATACGTCTTGAATCGTTGGTTGCTTGTCATCTGTTGGTGTTGCTACGGGTTCTTGGTCTGCCATTGTAATATTCTCCTGTTTAATAATTTCTAGGCTTTGTGTAATAGTTGCTTTTGGGTCTGCTGGTACTGGTGTTACTGACAACTCCAATAAATCAATATCATCAATGTTATTGTTTTCATCAATTTCTCCAACTCCAAATCCAATTGAGACGGATAGGACGCCAGCGTGAATACCATCTAAAATTTGCTGACGATTAGAAACGCTTTCAAAAATACTGCCAGAATAAGCCAAACCCTCATCATCAACCGAAGTCATTGTAGCTTCCCCGATTGGCATGCTAGACCAGTCGTGTGATAAAAGTAATGGTACCTTTTTCCCGATCACTTTTTTACCAGCTTCTTGGGTTACTGTAATCCCAGAACGAGTGCGGGTTAGTGAATTAGCTACGCCCTTAATAATTCCGTCATTCGTTTCCGTCTGTGCTTGTGTTATTAACGTTGCTTGTGTTTTCATTAGCCGTGCTCCCTGTTTGTAATAAGGCATTAACTTCTGGATTGTTAAGTGCCACAGCATTTTTGTTACTAAATATAATCTGACCTAGTCCATCTGGATATGCTTCGAGACCTAAGTTTTCACGCAAATCATCATTGACCGTAGTTCCCGTGTAAAGCGTTTCTTTGGCAAATGTTGTGAAGCTCTCTAATGTGGCAAATTGAACCAAGTCAAGTATAAGTTTGATACGTGAACCAGCAATATATGAATTATAGTCAAATAATTCAGCATTAAGTAGTTCTTCAAATGCCCCCATCAACGGTCTTAATTGACTTGCGTAGAAAGCTCGATACTCTTCTTCGGTATATGAGCCATCAAGTAATTTAGATGATATGTGGAGCTGTTCATAAATTAAAGCACGTAAATCAGCCAATGCGGTGCCGTCTGGATTGGTAAGGTTAGCGTGGTCTTTCGTACTTTCGTTGGTGTTAGTTAAGAATGAGCCGAATCGTTTAATCTGATTATTTACTGCCGTCAATCGTGGGTTACTTTTATTTTGAAAATCGACTGATTGGTTCTCATAACCATTAACGTTTTCATTTTCTTTTCTAACGTCATTAGCTTTGATAGAACTTTGGATTTCAAGAACGTTTGAACTCTGTTTCGTACTTAAAATATCAATCAAGTTAGCATATTTGTCTAACAGTGTACTTGGTCGTTGCAACTTTAACTGTGGATATTCATAAACCTTAAAACCTTGCTTATCAGGTTGTGTCGAATAAATCTCAATACTTGTTGGAGCTTTAGCATTAGGAGCAAAGTAAACCTTATAATAAACTCTGCCAAATTTTAACAGGCCAAAAGCAAACTCATACATCATCTGATTGGCTGTTTGATTGTCACTTGGTTTTAAATTAAGTAAATAGTCTAATCGTTGATTGTTGCTAACGTTTTTTAGGACAAACTTGCCTTTTGTAAATTCACGAGCAATAAACTTGACAACTTCCTGGTGAATATCTAACTCAAAGCTCTGACCGTCTGCGTCTAAGTAAATATAGTTATTTGTACCATTGCTTGACAACGGTGTAACTGCGTTAGGTGTTAAGAAATTACTTACCAACGCACTAAAATCAAAAGCCATAGCATGCCCTTTCAAAAATGTATTATCTTTAACGCTAATTATATCACAAAAAAATGAAGTTATCAACCCCATTCAAATAAATTATCATTCAAATCATCTAACTGTGCTCGATATGCCATAATAAACGCCCAAACTGGATCTATTTTATCTGCGGACTTCTGTTTGTTAGGATATACTTGCCCAGCCCCATCAACCTTAACGTTAACGTTATTTAGAGACCACAACATAAGAGTATCTAGTAATTGAGCATTATTTTCCGCTATCTTACCTTTGATTAGTTGAGTAGGTTCGCTGACTACATTCGTTATTGGTCGATACGGCTTGTATTTATCTGCCCCAAATTCATCTGTAATGAGCTTAATAAATTCTTTGGCATAATAAGAATCACCCCCCATACCTACAACTTGTAAACCATTACTATAAATGTAATCTTGTAACCACTCAAATATTTCTTTGCTATCTATGTTTCCACCGTCTTGTAACGTCAACTCATCATTAGCAATAAAGTTGGCATAGTGTAAACGTTGTTCCTTGTTAGTATGTTCTGTCATGGTAATTTTAGGAAGCCAAGCATGTGACTTAACCTTAATTTTTCCATCACTCTCCCAAAAAATAGCAACAGAGGATAAATCGTTTTTAGCTGACAAGTCCCAACCAACATAAACCTGATTATCAAAATAAAAGTCGTGGGGTGCGATTGCTCGTTCTAACTCTTGTGTTGTGAATAATGAGTTGTATTGGCTTTGTGGAATATTAAACGACTTAGCTAAAAACTCGGCTTGTGCTACTGGATTGCCTTTTGTTTTCATAAAGTTTTCATAGGTAATTTGTGGATCACTAATTGACTTAACAAATGGCATGGCTTTTTCGTACATTGTAATATCTGTGCTCTCTTGTAAATCGTCTAATTGGTAAATCATTGGGAATGTACTATAATCTTCGATTTCGCCATCAAGTATTCTCTCCCAACGTTTAAAATAACTATCAAAAACACTATCACGAGTTACGCCATTAGTTGAAATATAAACCGTGGTAAATCCAGTCCCCTTGCGTTTTGGAGCCGAACTCTTTCTAATGTTTTCAATAACGTTGGTTGTGTAGCTATGAAATTCATCAAAAACAGCCATACGAACATTGACACCATCAGCGGTTTTGTTATCCATTGCCTTGATTTCAATTTGACTATTGGTAGGAGTCCAGCGGATTTTACCTTGAATTGGCTGAATTAAGTCCATTTTTTTAAAGTCATATAACGGGCTTCTATCATCACTAACCATATCAGTTGCCGTTCTAAACGTGTTCTGTGATTGGTTGACAGAGTTACTCATGACCAATACATCTTGACCGCGGTGACTATCTACTATCATAACAGCCAATGCAAGACCAGCCATAAACGTAGACTTACCAGAACCCGCACCAATTATCAAACCTAAATCAGTAATAACCGGTCGTCCATCTTCATACTCAAAACCTAATAACTCAATCCAGAATTTTTGCTCAATTTCGAGTTTCATCTTTGAACCGGTATCGCCTTTTTGTAAATAGAGGCTGTTTTCCATGAAAGATATTAAGCGCTTGGGGTATCGCTCATTGTAGTTATAATGTGATAGATAATAGGGTACTCGATCTAATGCTTTAATAACCCATTGTGACATTGGTTTTCCATCTCGATATAACTTTAAATATTCATAATACCAGTACATACTCAATTCTCCGTATCTTCAAATATTTCACGAGCCTTTTTCTTAATATCATCTGCGGTACTATCTGAACTAGCCAATTTCAACTGCTCTAGCTTTTCCTGTGTAATTGGGTCGAAGTATTGAGGATAAACACGCTCAAAGAATGACAGACTAGCTTTTAAGTCTTGTTGTTTGGTGGTTATCTTCTCACGGTTTAGAATACGTTCACCAGTAGTATCATCAACATCAAAATATTGTTCGGTCGTCACATTACTAGTCTGTAAAAAGCCAAGAAATAAATCTAAAATTTCGCTTGGTACTTGGCTTGATTGGAAACTATCTCCAGCGAATAGCTTTTTTTTAATTTGTCCCATATTGGTTATTACCTCAATTTAATAGTTATAAAATCTACTTGATTGGTGTAGCGGTATAAATTTACTACTTGGCTTTTTGAGCATTGCAAACGTCTTTAGGCTCTCTTGCTTGCTTGTGTGCCTCATCATGCCTCGGAAAACGTTATATTTATAATTCATTTGGTCGAGAATGTCAGGGTTTTCGATATATTGCTCATCATAGTTTGCTTCAAGTGCGTAAATGTCTGCGTTAGACAATAGGTCTTGATAATGCTTGACCGTCTGATACATACTTGAACAATCAGTGATGTAAACTAGCTTTTCGTTAGTATCTTTTTCAACAATCACAAACCCATGATTTTCAATGTCGTGAGGGACTAAGAATGCTTGAATAGTAAAATCTTCGGTTTCAAATGTTCCTCGGTTAGTGTGAAAATATAAACCCTTATACTTACCAAATAGTCGATTGATACCGCTTTGATTCAAGTGGTCTCCATGTTCGTGCGTGATGAAATACTCGTGTGGTAATTCTAAGTTATTTTTTTCTAATAGGTTATGCCACTTGGAGTATGATAAGCCAAAGTCAAGGGCGATATTCTCGTGTTTACCCTGAACAATTGAAGCATTACCTGATGAACCTGTGGCTAGTACGTATAATTTCATGATTATCTTCTCTTATCTAATTTTAATAAAAAAACCAGCCATATGAGGGCTAGTTTAAGTATAACACGTTTAGCCTAATTCTGGCACATAGTAATAGTTTTCTCCAGCTTGTTGACGGATAAATGTAATGTCATCACCCTTTTTCAATTCAGAGAAGTCTTTAATATTAAATGCTGCGAGTAATGCCTTGCGCTTGTTTGCCATTGGATACATCTTTTTATTTTTTGGGTCGTATACAGAGAATCCACGAACTACGGTAAACACTGACTTGTCCTTTAATTCAACCAATACAGCAACCTTAAAATCGTTAGTAACTACTTCTACAATCTTACCAGCGATAATACCCTTTTCTGGCTTGCTTGCTTCAGGGAATGGCTTATCAACACTCCAACCACTAATCTGCTTACCATCTTTAGTCTTGCGTGAGAACTCATAAATCTCAACTGCACCAAGTTTAGTTAGCTTATCACTCAATTCATCAGCATTTTTAACTCCAAATTGTGCCAAGTGGTCAGCGATATAATCAGGATTTCCCCACTTTACTTCCACGATTTCTTTTTCAACTTCAAAATACATCTGAATACTTTTGTCATCTGCATTTAGAAATACGAAATTTGCTTTTGTCATTGTTACACTTCCTTGTCTTTTTAATATGCTTTAATTATATCACATTGTGTTACATTGTCAAGCGTTTTTAAACCAATCTTTTATTTTCTTGTTTGCTAAGTCAATATAGAACTCGTAATCAATATCATCAACGTTGTAATTAGCCAAATCATCATTTACAACTGTCATCTTTTCGGGAGCGTCACTGAATTTAGCAATGGCACCATTAACACGCTCTTTGAATAACGATACTCCGTTTAAACTGGCATATACACGGTTTACTTTGTTATCAAGTGGCTTACCGTTTTCATCAACTGTCCTACCTGTTTGGGTTTTACCTTTTTGACTAACTAGGGTATATGTGAAGTCGCTTAATTTACCTTTTAATGCTGTTACGGCTGGATCTGTTTTGTCAAGTAGATAATTGAGAACCATTTTATCAATAATTATCGCACCTGACTTGGCTAGTTTATTGACATGGACTGATTGACCAACTGTTCCCCCTTTGGTTTTAATATGGTCATGTTCATCTACTGCAACATAGTTATTGACGTCTCGCTGAATGAAACGTTTGAAATTTGTAACTTCTAATTCTAGTTTGAACTCGTCTTCCCAAGTAGTACGTAACTTATCTAACATGGATTGTGTGGTAGTAGAAAATGGCTTAAATGCAATACCATCTGTGTTTGTTTGAATAATAGTTCCATAATCAGCCAATCGACTAGCCAAGTTATACAAAGCAACCATACCAGAAACATTGACAGCAATTGCACTATGTGGATTAAATAGCTTAGATGTCTGTAATCGTAAAGCGCCATAGACGGCATTAACGACAATCTTTTGAGCACCAGCCACAGCAAGCCCTTTTTTCTTATTCTCTAAGCGTTCCTCAACCAGCTTTTCATACTTATCTGTTTTAGAGCCTAATAAGTTATCTCGAATGATGATATTAGGGAACATACTAGCCACGTCCCACTGCTGAACATCAGTCTCATCTACTGGAAAATATCTCACTCGCTGTTTACCTGTCTTGGTTAAATAAATCTCTCCAGTAGCAGAATGTAAACCACCCCAACCCCATGTGAAGACTTGTCCGAATGCTGAAGTAACCTCGTTAGCCCATTCATTGGTTTTTAATTTTTGACGAATTGCTGCCGTATCGCCTTTACTTACTCTAGGGCTTGCTTCAAGTGCATTATTAAGAAATTCAGCTATTTTTTCGGGTACGCCATATATTTTTGGGTTATCGGGTGTAAATTTATCAAGCTTGTCATTGTTCATCAAATAATTGGCTGAAATGGTCGTGTTAGAATATCTATGCATTTGTTCTGTGCCATACTCATCAACAAGAATGTCCTTACCCTCAAAATATGTTGAACGTGTATTATATAAGTCTAGTTCAGCTTTCAAGTCCTGATTGTTATACTTGACAACTTCCATAATCTGTGCTCTGGTAAATTCCCCATCATAATCAAATGGTATTGAACTCTCCTCCACAGATAAACCAGCCATAGCTTCGTATTTTTTAACTGAAAAGCCAAGTGGTAAGGTTTCACTTAAATCATACGACCACCAATCAAACTGCTGTCTTGGTCGCTTTCCTGAAACAATAACGTCTGATTTCATTTTGATATATTCTGTCGGGCGTTGCTGTAAAATGTCATCAATGAGAAAATCATCATAATTTCTGTTATTGAACCCCGTTACCCCTTCGCGCAACTTATCATAAATCGGTTTGGTAGGATATTTATTTATGAAAATAGTGCCATACTCGCTGTCAATCTTTTCAGCTGGTAAATTGGGCGCATTGACAACATAGAACGCTTGTCCGTCAAAGTTCATAAAACCCGCAAGATTCATATGTTTATATGCTTCGATGTCATATATCGTATTCAAAAGTATAACCTCCAGCTGTTTTTTGCAAACCTCTAACGGCCTTACTCACATGGGATGGGTCTATATTTAATTCCCTTGCGCATTTTCTCTCGCTATAAAAAGAGCCTACGAAAATTCCGTTTTTGAACGCTTTTATGCTATGGCCCTGTGTTTGTGCCATGCGAATATTTCTCGTACCGTAATTAACATTATAACTAGGCGTACACCATTCTAAATTATCTACTGAATTATTAGATTTATCTTCGTCTTTATGATTCACATACGACAAATTTTGTGGGTTATTTATAAAATGAATTGCTAATAATCTGTGTACACGGAAGTAGAATCTTCTTTTGTTTTTATATAATCCAACAAACTTATAACCGTATCTGTCCTCTGATGGCTTTAATTGTTTGCCGCTAATATTGTTGACAACCGTTCCATCTTTAAAAATAGAATAATTAGGAAAATCTTGTATAATCATTTCTGTCCTCCTTTTGAACAATTATAATGTATCACATGTATCTCTTGCTGTCAAATAATTAGCCTGGATTACGTGTAGCATGTTCATATTCAGATGGCTCTTCACTTGCAAAATCAATTGTTGATTTATCCCATTTATCTACTAACGGCTTAACCAACTCATAAGGCATGCCATTTTTAACAACCATTGTATAAATTAGTTTTCGATAACTTGTTGAACGCCCCCCATCTTCAAACGGAGCAACCTTTTTGAGATAATTGACAATGTTATGCTTTTTATAAACCTTTTGTTTTTTTGAATGGTTCTTAATTGGCACAGGTCTATTCATCAACTCGTGTAATTTAACAATCTTATCGGGTAAATCATAAAGCTGTTCGATAAATGGACGAGCCAAGTCAAGATTTTGGAACAGATATGAACCGTTAATTCTGATTGGCATAACTTGGCTTGAAATCTCGACACCCTCTAAAAGGCTCTTATCGCCCGTCTGTTGAATTTCAATACTTGGCTTATAAAAGATATGCAAATTGTCCGAAAGTGGCTTATACGCAAAAACAGAGGGGTCTGCGTTCGTTATAAAGTCAAAATAGTTTTCTCGTCCATCATAGTCGCCGTGGTCGGTGTCTAAATCAACCCAAATAAAATCATTATTGGGAAGCAGTCCTAAATCGTTACCACTTTCAACCCACTTTGTCAACTCTTCTTCGTTTTTAAATCTAAAGTCACTCCAATTTTTGCTAAATGGGTGTTTAGATCCTTTTTCGTATGGTAACACTTGAAATCCTTGTCGATAAAAATACAAGCCAACTGTAAGCGTATCACTTGACATAGAAAGCACCTCCGTTATTACTTGGTTTGTAGCCATATCCCATCATCAACTCTTTAATTGCGCTTGATGTTGTTCTACCAGCCAATGTGCGTACTGCCTTATGGATAACCGTTTGTAAAATCTTGTCTTGATATTTTAGTGGTGTTGAGTTGTCTTTGATCAAGTTTGCAACAGTATCATATGAGCCATACTTGTAATCATCATCAGCTAAGTAATTGATTACGTCATTTTTGTCAAGTTCTAATAGGTCATCTGGTACTAGCTTATTCATAATCGCGTATAATGCCATTTGAGTATCACTGATATTGCTGTGCCGTTGAACAATCTCGGAACGTTGTTTATCTAAATCAGTACCCGCCTTAATTGTTGCATTGAAAGGGTCTTTTTCGTTGTCGTGTAAGAATGTGAACCATAATGTCTCAAATAGCGCATTGGTGCCTTGCAAATGTTCAAAATAAAAGTCTTGACCGTGCTTACGTGCTAAATCAGGTGACATATCTACTCCAAACTCAATTGGCATTTCACGTCTGTCGCCTGTTGTGTCTGTAAAAATGTAGTAGCGATTAGTAGTAGCCACGAATACGGCTTTGTTACGTAAGATGTCGGCATATTGAGCGTATGGTCGTCTAACTTGGAATAATGGCATACTAATGGCACTTTTAATCTCATCAACGACATTTTTCAACTGTGAACCAGCCTTATCATCAGCATTAGCAATCAGATTACTTGACAGGGCAATTTGCGTGTCCTTGTTTGAGATGTCTCCATAGAAATCAAACATCTTTGAGAATGATATGCCATTAAAGAATGCTGATTTACCAATACCCTGAGCACCAAATACCGTATATCTTTGCGGGACTGGACTATACAAAGAACTGTCGCCTTTAAATGTCTGATTATGAAGAATTGAACCAAGTAATGACTTTAACCAAAAGATGGAATATTCGTTTTGTGGAGCTTTTAGCCAATCATACATAACCGTTTCATAAATTGATGGATCATAGTGTCCTCGTTCGTTGATGGTAGTTAGCAACTTGTCAAATTCACTCACTCGATTTACCTGTGCAGTTTCTTCTAACACATCACGTACAACAATTTGTTTAGCCGTTGAGTATCCGTTTTGTTGTAAGAACATTAGAACAGCCATTACGTTTCGCTTGTCTAATTCTCCAGCTGATACATGGAAACTCTCGTTCAATTCAAAGTCATCTGTAATCTCGATTCTTCCGTTGTCAACGTTATAAGCCAAGATGTCAGAAAAATCAGGGATACTCATGATTGCGGTTTTAATTGCCAATTCAGATGAGTTCTCAAATTCATCATAAGCACGTTTAACTGCTTCCTCATTAAGTTTAAATACAATGTTAGTCATTTGATTTGCCATGTTTTTAGGCCTCCTTTAATTCATGAACCCAGTCTATCATTTGTGTTACATCATTGTCAAGTGGTTACTTTTGGTGAGTTTTATGTTTTGTATTTGACAGTTATGCTCAAACCCTTATATGCCAAGGGGTTAGGTGGTGTTTTTGGTGTTTTATATTAAATATCAAGAATTAGAGTTTTTGAAATTTCCCCAAACCCTTATATGCCAAGGGGTTAGGTGGTGTTTAATATATAATATAAAATATATATAACATTATCTATATATACTATACCTATATACATCAGGGCCTAATCGGATATATACACGTATAGGGAGTGAACACAAAAAACTGTTTGGCATGTCCATATCCCATATGTACCAAGGGTTTATAGCTAATTCAGACTTTTTCAGCAATGTGTTTATACCACCTTTGGCGTATGTACCTCATCATCTGAAATCGTATAACCGGTCATTTTTTGATTGTCTAACCAGTCATTTTGAAATTACCTATAAAGTCATCTTTTGATTGTCTACTATTTTACTCAACATTATTTTGGCTTATTCATTGTGTTACCTTATGTAATGTGTTATACTTGGCTTATGGAAAAATTGACTTTTAAAATCGAGACGAGGCTTATCAATTGGAACGAGGTCGCACAAATGGCTTATTCCAAAGACAGTACCAAATACTCTCGAACTAAAAAACGACAACAGACATTTATTAAGCATGAGATCATCAACCAATTGGCAGATATACACAACTACTTTGGCGAAAATAAAACTAGTGTTACATATGAATGGCACACGTCAACAAAATTTGACTTAGGCAACATTGTCGCTGGAGAGAAGTTTATTGCGGATAGTATTAATGATTTAAAAATCTGGTCTGATGATAGGTATATTCATAAAATATCTCATATAAGAGTAGAGGACGAGGAAAACTACGTCTTAGTAACAATTAAGGGGGCTAAAAACAAAAATGGTTAATGAACAGTGGAGTGATATTAAGGGCTACGAGGGTTATTATCGAATTTCTAATACTGGTAAAATTTACAGCATTAAAAGTAACATTATGCTCAAGCAATCTAATTCAAATAAGGGCTATCACTCTGTAAAATTACAACGTAACGGAATTAAAAAGACGTATCGTGTACATCGGCTAGTTGCTATGACTTTTATTCCAAATCCAACTGGCTTGTTAGAGGTCAACCACATAGACGAAGATAAATCAAACAATTTAGTTACTAATTTAGAGTGGATGAGTCATACGGATAACGTTAATTATGGTACTAGAAATTCTCGTGCTAGCGATAGTTTAAAAATAGCAAATGCTCGACCAATCGTGGCAATTTTTAAAAACGGTGTCACAAAAACATATGGGAGTGCCAGCCAATGTGCCAAATTGTTGGGTTTAAGTGCTGGTAATATTAATTCAGTTATTAGAGGAACCCGAAACCATACTCACGGAATTGTGTTCAAAGAATTATGATAACAAGGAAACCAGATCCCACTAAAAAACTTTACAAAACGAAAAAATGGCGTTGGATAAGCCAGATGGTAATTGACAGGGAGCATAACACATGTCAGTTTTGTCACAAGCCAATCGAGAATACGTTTAATATTCATCACATTGAGGTTGCGACTTTGGCTAATTTCTACGACATGGATAATCTAATGTTGCTACACGTTGAATGTCACCAATTAATGACCCGTTCAAAGAAGATTAAACGTGATGAAAGCGAATTGTACTCGGTATCGCTAACAGAACATGGCAATTTAGTTGACTTTGATAAATAGGTGTGGTATATTATTTACATAGCCAGTCAGTAGTCGTTAAATATAAGCTGTACTTATAAATTAGTTTCAAACTGATTGGCTTAGGTCGTTTCGCCGAACGGCTGGTACATAAATTAGTTATTGACATGGCTAGTTACAAGTGATATACTAATTATAGGCATTTCCTTGCCTCCTCCTTTAAATTTACGGTGCCTATGTTTACGGGATAGGTTAAATGCAAGCGTTTAGGACAGCCACAGTCGACTTTAGAACCATTCCAACACGGATAGGTTCTTTTTTTATGCTGTCAAATAATGAATGTTGAAAAGCCACTTTAAATATGTCAATCGTTTAGCATATAAATTTACATATGTCAATCGGTTGTCATATTGTGATACATGATTTGATACTTTTGAAAAATTGGGCATAAATTTAAAACGAC